AGAGAACCTAAAATATTTAAATTAGCATTAATATTAATAGTATCTTGAATAGTAGTAATATTATTAATACCTCTATTATAAATATCATTTATTTTATTAAATATAATATTAGATGTATTTTCTGTATAATTTGAATTATAATAACTATTTAATTCTGTATAATTTGAAGAATTTAAATTTGAAGAAGTTGAAATTAAACCAATTCTTGAATCTGAATTATATAAATTATTCACACCTTGTGGTAAATTATCAGTTGTAAGATCAGATAAATTTACAGAATTTAAAAATTGTCCACTACCATGGAAGGCATTTGCATAAATAACACCATCGGTTTGAATATCATTTACCATTTCTATACCATAATTACCAGAAACTTCTTTACCTATACCAATGTAAGCATTTTCATTTTTACCAAAATCAATATATGTATTACCATGACTATATTTAACAGATAATGGATTTTTAGTTATTGAATGAATATTATCTTCAACAAATATGTTAAATAATTCATAATTTTCGGATGAATCAAGAGATAAAATATTATTATATATATTAAAACCACTATTATCATTATCATTAGTTGTAAATAATTCTATATTTAAATTAGAACTAAATAAATTAATATTTGAAGAATTTATATTAAAATCAGTAGTTGTAAATATAATATTAGATGAATTTAAATTAAAATTAGAAGTAGTATATACATAATCATTATCTAACATATTTGAATTATTTAGAATTATAGAATTGCCCAATTTATCATAAATATTATCAACAAATAAATTATTAATATATGTATCACCATTAATATATGAATTACCTTCAATTGTAGTATCGCCATAAATAAAAGTATTACCATTATTATTAATAGTAATTAGAGGTAACTCTGTATATGTATCAATATCATATGAATGTAATTCAAATGTACCATCTTTACTAAAAATCTTATTAATTTTACCAAATGGTATTTCAGAATCAGTATCTATTGTATTTTGTAAAATAATATGTGGTACTGAATTAATTGTATTTGTTTTAAGACTATAACTTGTATTTTCATTAAAATAATTATATTTTTCAATATAATCATTAATTATTATTTTATAATTAATACTTGCTATATTTGTATTAAACAAATATATATCATCTGATGTATTTATTATTTCATTTATAATAATATCTGTTTCTGTATATAAAGAACCTTGTAAATCAGAAATCATATTAGTTTTAAGATAATCATTATGATTAATATTAAAATTAAAATTAGAAGAATTATCAATATAAGATATATTACTATCAATATTAGTATTAATAGAATAATCATCTATTATTAATGATATAGGTGCTTTAATTGTTGATATATATTTATAATCTTTAGTTGTAAAAATATCAATATTCAAATTATCATAAGAATTAGAATTATAATATAAAATATTAGATGTATATAATTTATAATCAACATTATGTAATAATCCATCGTGTTCAATATTATCATATTGTTTTGTATAATAATTAATATCTATTATTGATGAATTATAATAAGATAAGTTATCAAAATTTGCTAATCCATTATCAAAATCATTAATTTTATATAAATAAGTATTAAATGTAGTATTTACTATAAAATTACTTGTATCAATAATATTTGAATTTTGTTCATATATAAAATGATTTAAACAATTATTTGAAGTGATATTAAAAGAATTAATATAATTTAATTCTAAATAAGATAAATCTGAATATAATGTTGTATTATTATTATATTCTATATTATAAATATTATTTTGTGGTATTGATAATGTATATTCATTATAATTTGGTATATTAGGAATATTAAAAATGGAATTTATATTATGAATAGTTCCATTAAAATCTAATGAATCAACAGATAATACATTTCCAAGTTCATATGTATTATCATAAGAAATATCAATAGCAATATTAGAATAATTTAATATATAATTATCAATATTTTTATATAAATATGTATTAAATTCATATTCTTTAGTAAATAAATGTTTATTTATGAAAGAAGAACTATTTTTGAATCCTTCATGAATTAATTCATTATTAGTATTATAATTTGGATAATTATTACTGGATATATTAAAATCAAAATTTATAGAATATGTATTATTATCTGTATCATATATATAATTATTATCAAGATGTAAATTACTATTAATAATAGATACATAAGAATTGGGATTATTAAATGTAATGCCATCATCTGTATATTTATGAACTAATTTAAGAGATGTGTTATTTTCACTTTTAGCATGAATTGTTGTTTCTGGATTATTTTCATTAATACCAAATAATTTTTCTTTTGTAATAACAATTACATTACAAGAATTAGATGGTAAATTATCATTATTATTATTTTCTGAAAATTTAAAATTAAGATTTTCTAAATTATCAGGTCCTTCAATTGTCCAAAATTGATTTGTATTACCAGCTTTGCGATGTAGATTAATTCTTGGTTCTTTTTCTTCATTCGTTAATTGTAATAAATAATCGGAATTATTATTTATATGTAATGTAATATTACTATTATAATTATCATTGTAATTATTTTGATTTTTCCCCATATTAACATAAATTGAATTTGGAGTATCGTAAAATGATGTAAATGTATGTTCGTTATTATTTTTAAATTCAAATAATGATTGATTTGAATTATTATCATATTTGGATAATTTAAACTTAACATTATTTTTATTAATATTATAAGGTTCATTAAAATCCACTAATCCTAATTCAATGGTAGCAGAATCATTATTATATGGTGCATTAAAACTTGTAATTGGATTATGTTTATCTGAATAAATTATAACATTAGGTGTAGAATTTGTTACTATATGATTATTAATATAGTTAACAAAATTAGAAGATATATTACCAATACCTGTTATTGAATTATGTAATAATGATATATTATTTCCTGTTATAAAAATATCATCATTAAATCCAGAATAATTATTAATAATATTATTTGAAATATCCGATGATTTTGATGATATAGAATTAGATACCATAATATTATCATTAAATATAGAACCTGTAACTTCCAAATCTCCATAAATCGTAACAGTTTTTTTATTAGTAAAAAATCCTTTATTAATTTTTGGTTTATAATTTGCTGGTCTATTAATATCAATATAATAATCATTATTATATTGGTCGAATAATATATCTAATCCTGAATGTGTAGGATGTTCGGAACCATTAGTATAACCAAATTGTAAAATACCTGAAAAATTATCAGCTGTTTCTAAATCATGATTTCTATACATATACCATTTAAAATGTTCTCTATTATTATTTAAAATTGTATTATAATTACAAAAATCTATACCTGTATATATGGCACTATTTAAATTACCTCCTTTTTTAAAACCTCTATATAATCTAATAATAGAATCATTATAATTATCTTGAGACAAATTTCTTATATTTAATGGTTTACTATAATTATTATCACTATTTTCTCTCCATCCGATTATTATATTATCATTTATATATGCATTATTAATATCTTTTATGTTATCAGAATTTAAAATTTTACATGTTGAAACACGTTCATTATTTTCATAATAACCTTGGGAACCAATTGTATTAATACCACCATTAATATTTAAACTTTTAAAATTATTTGTATCAATATTTTCATCAATATTAATACAATATTTATTTTTATTATTTTCATCATTATTTAAATAATAAATATTTTTATTATGTTTTTCTAAAAATAGATCTACTTTAAAATTATACTCTTCACTTTTAATATATAATTCATCACATAATATTTCACCATTTACATGTAAAGTTTTCAATGGATTTTTAATATTTATTCCAACCTTATCTGTTTGATTTATAGATAATGTTGGAGGCAATTGATTTAATTCTTGTTCAGTTTTTCCTGGATAAAAATATATATTATGTTGTTTATCATTTAAATCATCTGTATATATAACAAAACTATTATCATTTTCGCTTATATTTTTAAAATGTCCTAAATAAGTATTTATATCTATTGCATCATCGTTATTTTTATCTTTAATACACATTTCAAAATTATCATTTTGTTTTTGTATAGTTAATTGATTTAGATAACTATCTGTTTCTCCTATACCTATACCTAAACGACCTGGTACAGCTAAATTTGAACCACTAATATTTAATATATCACCAAAAGAATAATAAAGTAAAACATTACAGGAATCATAATCAATATTTCCTAAATTAACTTGTGTATTTTTTTCAATAATTATATAACCACCAGTATATGTTTCGTCATTATTTTTATAATTATATATACCACTATTTATAAATTTATATTCTATTATATTTGTAGTACTATCTTGTTCTGCTAAAATATCTTGATTATATTTAATAATTAATATATTATCAACTATTTTATTTTCAATTTTAATTGTATCTCCAACAAATAATTTAATAGCTGGACTAAAATTTAAAGAATCTATAGAAATTATTCCATATCTATCACTTGCATAATTTATAATATCATTATTATATTCAATATAATTATTTAATTTATAATAATTCACAAGACTTGATTCTGTTGTCACATATTCATATATTTTATTCATAGATATTTCTGTCGATATTTGATTTACATTTATTGCACTTAATCTAACATCATTATAATATAATTCACCATCATTTATAAATATTGAATTACTTACATTTATATTTTTATTAAATGATATATCTGTATTAAATATAGCATTTGCATTAAATGTTGCAATACCACCTTCGTTTATTAATAAATTTGTTGTTGATAAATTTTCATCTACTATTATATTATCTACTTTTATAGTATCATTAACATATAGTGTTTTTGAATCCACATCTGTAAAAAAAACATTATTACCATTATCATCATTTATATATAAATTAGAATTAAATGTAAATATACCAGTATCAAATTCACCAGGTATTATTTGATTGGTTTTAAATGTTTGTCCTAATTTTCTAATATAAATATCATCAATATTCATATTACAATTAGTAACATAATCGTGTGTAATTATATTTTTTATAAAAGCACTACCATCAATTTTCAATTTAGAATATTCTGCAACTTTTATATTTTCAATTGTATTTGAATTTAACATATATTTTTCATTAAATTCTAAATAATCTGTTTCTGTACCACCAATTACTACATTTCCGCGTTTATCTATTACCATTGATGGTAAATTATTAGAATTTATATGAATATAATTTGGTAAATTATTATATTCATCATATAATATATTCATATTATCACTTGATTTGCTAATATGAAATTCCAGTGGCATATTGGTAGTTGTAGTTATTATAGCTGGTGATTCTGCAATCCTACCCATAATACCCATTCTAAAACTTGAATTTTCCAATTCATCACTTTGAAATGTATTTTTCATAGAAAAATGTATATTTTCAACAGTTTTATCAGGTATTGATACGATATTTAATGGATTTTTATTATAATATGTTTCAACTTGTCCACCTATTGTAACATATGAATCTGTATAAATATTATTTGCAAGCATATTTCTTGTCAAAGCATTATAACCTGAAAAAAATTGAGGAGATATTGTATTTACTGAATTAAATATTTCTTTTACAGTATCTGAATTTATATCTCCGGATATTGTAACACCAAGTAGATTTAAATTACTTGTTGTTATCGTACCATCACATATTAAACTATCATTTACATAAAATCCTTTTATTTGATTTTCAGGTGATAATTTACTATCTAAATGTCTTCTTGATGTATTTACACCAACGCCTTGTCTATTTACAATCATATTATAGATAATATCATTTGTACTATTACTTGTATTTTCTCTTTCACCTATTACCAGATATTCATCAGAACGCAAATCTAAAGTATCTATATTTGTATTTTGAGATAATCCAATACCCAGAGAATTAATTTCTATTACCGATGGAGCATAATCAGTAAATAACATGTTATTTTAGTTTTATATTAATTCCTTATGTATATTCTATTTAATAACATTAATATTATTTAATATTAATGTTATTAAATAGAATATATTTTTACATCATAATGTTTAAGTGCCTCTAATGCTACATTATTTTCAGCTTCTTTTTTTGTCATACCATTTGCTGTAGATATTACAGCATTATTTTTATCTTTTATACAATATTTGAAAATTTTTACATTATCTTTCGTAATTACATTCGTTTCTAAAAATTTAGGTGCGTCTTGTAAATGATGTTGCATATATGATATTAACATATCCTTATAATTTGTTTTAGTTGCAATTAAATCACTAAAATCTATATAATTTTCAATTATATATATAATCCAATTTTGTACTATATTATAATTATTATACGAATCTAAAAATAATGCCGCTATAAATGCCTCGAATATATCTTCCATTATTTTATAATTATTTCTTCCATTTGATTCGTCAACTTGTTTTGATATTATTGCATATCTTGATAATCCTATCTGATTTGATAAAAACCCTAACATTTTTCCATTTACTATCTTTGTTCTCATTTTTGAAAGAAATCCTTCATTTTGATCTGGAAATCTTTCAAATATATATGCCGATACTATCATATCTAATATTGAATCTCCTAAAAATTCTAATCTTTCATATGACATATCTTGTAAAGGTAAACAATCATCAGGACATTTTATATTACTATTTGCAAAATCATGATTTTTCATTGTACAATATGATTGATGTACAAATGCTGTACGAAATAAATTTATATTATTTATTTTATAGTCGTCTATATTTATACCATTATCATACAATATATTATCTAAATCTTTATTTTCTAATAATATATTTTTATTATTATATGGCATATCATTTATATTTGTCTCCGTTGTTTTATTGTGTAAAGAATTTATTTTATTCATATCAATATTAGTTATAATAATATTTATTATATCATTTTTTTATATATAAAAAAAATAAAACATATATTAAATATAATAAGCTGTCACTAATTTATAATATTTAAATTCTTTAATTTATTATCAAATGCTAATTGTTGTTTTTTACTAAATTTACTAAAACAATTTTTTCTAACTGGTAAATTTGCGTCAATCATTATTTCATCTTCATGAGTCCAATCACCAACAAAACGTCTATCTACAATACACGATTGACCCCCACCACATGGACATATCATTTCTTTCGACATATCATTTATATTATTTTTATAATTAGTATCCATTATAGTTATAACTTAAATTAATTTATATTATTATCATTTTTTTAATTTTATATATTATTATTACACATATTATTGTTATTATGAATATGATTAAATATGATATTATATAAAATATATAAAAAAATTTACTTGGATTATTATGCGCATCAAATAAATATGCGAAATTTAAATAAAATGATTTTATTTTTTTTGGCATATTCCAATTATTAGAATTATCAGTTTTCTCAACTAATTGATAACAAAGTGGTATATTATAATAATATTTGTTCTTATTATAATAATTTTGAAATAAATCCCAACAATTAATATCTTTATAATTATATTTTAAAACTTCATTTCTATATTTTTTTGAAAAAACAACAGAATGTGTATATATATTTATTAGACCTTTGTATATATTAAAATTATATGGTATAAATAAAAAAGGTATTGTGCCTAAATAAAAGGTAAATGATTTGTTTATCTTTTTTAATAAAAATTTATTAATATTATTTATATTATTAGTTTGATTTATTTTAGAATCAAATATAAAATCATCTTCTAAAATTAAAATATTATTATAATTATTTTTATTTGCATGTTGAAATATATTTATATTACAATCTATTAAATCTTTGGATGTATTTGTTATATATTTATCTTTTACACAATTATTCCATCCTTTGTTGTATAATATATAAACTATATTTGTAGGTTTAAATTTTTTTAATTGATTAACTATATTATTATATCTATTATTATTACCTTCCAAATGAATTATATAAGTAGCATCAATTGATTTACTAAATATACTATTATTATACTTAAATTTTTCTAATTTATAACAACTCATATATATATAAGTATATAATATATTTTCAAATAAATCATTGTATTAAACGTAAAAACATAAAATATACTGAAATATTTACTATTTTACAAAAAAAGTTTTATAAATATAATAATTTGTTTTCTTTTTTAGAATTAATTCTAAAAAACTGATTTTTATATTATTTATATATTGTATCATATTTAATATGATTTGGGAACAACTTCCTGATTGTATTCTTGAAAAAATTTATAAACAAATCATTATATCACAACCAACAAATTTATTAAATGATATTAAAAGTTATAATTATACAATTAATTATATAAATGATAATTTAAAATTAAATAAATTTGTTTCAGGACATGATGAATGGTTAATATTATTTTATATTCTTGATATATATTATAAAACACAATCTCCAGAATATAAAACAAAGAAATTTATAGAATTAGAAAGCTTTGTACAAAATAATAATAATTTATCAATTAGATATCAAGGTGGATTTTATTGGATTAATAGATGTATTTCAAAAATGAGTATAATAGAGAGAGATGAATTAACAAATGAATTACTTTAAAATAGTACATTTCTTTAAAAAATTTTAAATTTTGAAAACCTTTTATATTATTTTATAAAAATTAAGAAATGTACTATTTTATATCTTTTTTTATTATTATATTTCAATTTATTTACTAAATATAGTATTACTATACTACCAATTATTAAAATTATAATATAATTTAGTATAAAAAATGATTGTATATAAATAAATATAATTTAAAAATGTCTAAATATAAATTACAAAAACCTTTCTTAAAATGGGTTGGTGGAAAAACACAAATTATTGATAATATTATTTCAAAAATACCAAACGAAATTAATAATTATCATGAATTATTCCTTGGTGGTGGTAGTATTTTATTTGCTATTTTATCTATGCAAAAAAATAATGAAATTATTATTAAAAATCAAATTTACGCATATGATATTAATTTAGGTCTCATTAATTTATATAAAAATATACAGAAAAATAAATATGACTTATATAAATATATAGAATCTTATATTCAAGAATATGATAGTATTGATGGTATTATTATTAATAGAAAACCAAAATCTATTATAGAAGCTAAAACTTCTAAAGAAAGTTATTATTATTGGATGAGAAATAAATTTAATAATATTGATAAAAATAATATTGAATATTCCGCTTTATTTTTAATAATTAATAAACTATGTTTTAGAGGTATATATAGAGAAGGTCCCAATGGATATAATGTACCATTTGGGCATTATAAAAAAACACCAACTATTATTTCAGAACAAGACTTAAATTATATTAGTGAATTAATTAAAAATGTAAATTTTATTCATAGTGATTTTAAATTATCTATAAAAAATCCTAAATATGGCGACTTTATATATTTAGATCCACCAT